TTACCTCATGTCAACCGTTGACACCATCATGAACTCGTCCATCGCAGTCGTAGACGCCCGTCCAGGCAACGCGAACTACGGCGGGCAAGACATACCCACATACGACCTCACGGTGGCTATCGCCGTGCGTAGAAACTAAGGAGCCGACATGGCAACAACAACATTCCTCTCGAATGCCACCATCAACATCACGCAAGGTGCCACCACAACCGACTTGTCGGATCAGGGCAACGCCTGCACAATCACAGTTGGCTACGACCCTCTCGAGTCAACCGCATTCGGCGACACAGGTCACCGCTTCACTCAAGGCCTACAAACAGTTGACATCTCAATCGACTTCTTTCTTTCGTATGGCGTCGGCGAAGTTGAAACAATCCTTGCTTCATGCCTGGGTACCGGATCAACAATTCTGACCATCTCCCCATCTGGCACATCAGAAACGGCCAGTAATCCAGAGTATGTTTTCACTAATTGCATGCTCTCTTCCTTTACACCAATCAACTCAACCGTGGGCTCCCTCGCAACTGTCACCGCACAGTTCACAGGCGGCACCTGGGCACGAGACATCACACCGTAAAAAACAAACAGAGGGAAACATGAAAATCACACTCAAAGTCACACCGAACGAAGGCGAACCATATGAAGTCACAACGAACCTATTCGTTGTTGTCGCATGGGAACGCCGAACCAAGCGTCAGGCATCATCACTTGCCAATGGCATTGGAGCCGAAGACCTTGCGTTCTTTGCATTTGAATCAGCAAAACAAGCAGGCGTCACAGTCCCCGCAGTCTTTGACGATTACATCAAGCGCATTTCATCAGTTGAGGTGGTCAACTCAGACGAGCCAAACCCTACCGACGCGGCAGTTACCGACGCTCTTTAGCAGAAGTACTTGTCGCGACGGGGTATTGGACACCAAGCATTCCTTTCGATACCGAGGATTTATTCACGGTTGTCGACGTGTTGAAAGAACAACAGAAAGAGTCACGGCCTAGACGATGACAACGAACACAACAATTGAGATTCAAGGACTCAAGGAAGCAATTCGTTCGCTTAACAAAGTTGAGCCTGGACTGCGCAAACAGTTCGTCAAAGACCAGACCGCCATTGCACAACCGGCAATAGACGAAGTAAAGCGTGGATATCAACGCGAATACCTTTCAGGCATGGCCCGCAACTGGAGTCAAAGCGGAAACAAAAAGTTTCCTTTCTCAATCGTTCGCGCAATGTCAGGGGTCAAGTTAAAAGTTGACGCATCTCGAGAAGCAACCTCGCTGATCTACATTCAACAAACCAACGCTGGCGCTGCAATCTGGGAAGCAGCTGGACGCAAAACATCCAACAGTCTAGGCAACAACCTCGGTTCAATTCCTGCTCCGAACCATACGCGCAACCTTGGCCCTGCGGTCTTTCGCAAACGCAAAGAGATTGAACGTGAAATGCTCAAAGCGTCAATGGACGCAATACGACTTGTACAGAGAGAACTTGACTAATGGCACTCGCAATCCCAATCATCACAGAATTTGACGGAAAAGGAATCAAGTCCGCCCTCAACGAATTCAAGAACCTTGAGACGGGAACGGAGAAGGTTGGCTTTGCTGCGCAACAAGCAGCGAAACTTGCCGTCATTGGTTTCGCGGCGTTGGGCGCATCGGCAGCAGCTGCGGGAGCAGTTCTGTACAAGGCAGCGCAAGCAGCAGCCCAAGACCAAGCAGCACAAGTTCAACTTGCCAGTTCAATCAAGGCATCAACAACGGCATCTGATTTACAAATCAAGGGCGTTGAAGAATACATTGACAAGACTCAACGCGCGGTCGGCGTAGCAGATGACCAACTTCGTCCGGCATTTGGTCGCCTGGTCAGGGCTACTGGAGACGTCAGCAAGGCTCAAGACCTCCTCAATCTCAGCCTTGACCTGAGTGCCTCAACGGGCAAATCGGTAGAAGCAACAGCAAACGCAATTTCCAAGGCTCAGGAGGGCTCCTACGGGGCTCTCAGCAAACTTGGCGTTGGCTATGACGCTGCAACATTGAAGGCAGCAGGGTTTGAAAAAGTCCAAGGGATGCTTGAGGAGCGTTTTGGTGGATCAGCAGCCGAAAAGGCAAAGACCTATGAAGGCGTCATGGCGCGTCTCAAAATCACCCTGGGCGAACTCCAAGAATCCATCGGGGCAAAGGTTCTTCCAATCTTGACTGAACTTGGCGATTCGGCAGTCCGCATTGCCGAAGCATTTGGTCTCAAAGGTGCTGCCGGAGGCGTAAAACAACTGAGCGCAGAAATTGTCAATCTTGGAACGGATGCAGGAGGAATGCGAAATACATTTGCCTCTATCTACGACGCCATTGTTGGATTCGTAAACGGCGTCCAGGCTGCACTTGCTATTCCAATGGCAGCAATTCACTTCCTGCGTACAGGTGACCTTGGCAACTACACAATCAAAAAACTTCCATCGTTTGCTGATCTAATGGCTCAAAATCCTTCAACCACTTATGCGGTTTCAAGCCAACAAGCAGAATCCTTATTTGGCGGTACAGCCATTTCTGGCGCAGCTGGAGCAACACCTGCATCCATACCTGCACGACCTGGCAAAAAAGTTGCTGAACCGCCAATGACCCCATACAAGTCCGAAGGCGACACATCAGGCGGATACGCAACCGCTGGACTTCCAAGCATTGACTTCTCAGGCGTGACGTTCAACATTGACGCAGGACTTATTGGTTCCCCAGGCTCAATTGGTCAAGACATCATTCAAGCAATCCTTGCAGCGCAACGCGACTCAGGCGTCGTCTTCGCACCAGCATCAGGTTTGTAATGACAGTACCCACTTATCAAGTCCTTGTCGGGTTCCAAACCACAACGGGATTTGGCACACCTTTTCAACTTGACGATGCTTTCTATGGCGTACTTGACACCGCAGGACGCGGAACCCTTGGAGGCGTCGCCTACGCCGACCTCACTTCACTTGTGCTTTCCGTCAACATCCGACGCGGACGCAACCGCCAATTAGATCAATTCAACGCAGGAACCGCACAGGTCGTCTTCAACAACAACACCCGCGTTCTTGACCCGCTTAACACCTCAAGCATTTATTACCCATATGTGTTGCCTCGTTCGCCAATCATTATTTACGCAAACGGCACCCCCATTTACACCGGATACGTCGAGGACTGGAACCTTGACTACAGCATGGCCAACCAAGACCGAATGTACGCACGATGCGTTGACACCTTCGGCACCCTGGCAAATCAGCAACTCAACGAGTTCACCCCTTCGTCACAGACGTCAGGATTGCGCGTAGACGCCGTTCTAGACCGTCCAGAGATTGCATACCAAGGCGCAAGGTCAATCGGTACTGGTTCGTCTACTCTTGGGGCTTACGCGGTCTCTCAGGACACAAACGTCCTCAACTACCTTCAGCAGGTCAACACCTCTGAACAGGGCTACCTCTACACCGCAGCCGACGGCACCCTCACCTTTAAGGGAAGGACATCTGTCCTCAACCCTGTCTCAGGCGCGTCGTTCACCACCAACGGCACAGGTATTCCATACATGAGCCTCGTCAACCAATACGGATCAGAACTGCTCTACAACTACATCGTGACGCAGTCGCCCGCAGGCGCGGCACAAACCTCGTCAGACTCGACGTCAATTGCTTTGTATCAGACGCAAAACTACAACCTCCTCAATCTTCTCAACTCGACAACAACAGAAGTTGCAGGACTTGGCGCGTACCTTCTCGGCAAATACCGCAATCCCGCTGTCCGTTTCACAGGTGTCTCGTGCGAACTTGCAGCTTTAACTTCGGCGCAATGGTCAATCCTCTTTGCAATAGACCTGACGTCAATCGTCACGGTTCAGAAGGATTACTCCACCGGAACACCAGCATCAGAATCTCAGACCCTCATTACTTCTGGAATTGAACACCGAATCGTTCCAGGTTCTCATATTGTTTCGTACACTTTTGAGTCAACAGACGGCAACCAATACTTCACATTGAACGACAGCATTTTCGGTACTCTCTCAACAACAAACCTTCTCAGTTTCTAGAAAGGAAACATCATGGCAATTTCACCCAACGTGGACTTCGTAGCCGGAGCCGTATTGACCGCAACCCAACAAAATCAGTTCCCTCGAGGCATTGTTGCATTTACAAACACAACAACCGCTGGAACAGCCAACACAACAGAGTCCGTTCAAATCACGTCATCGGCGTTCACGGCAGTTGCTAATCGTTACTACCGAGTTACTTACTACGAACCGTTAGTCATTATCGGTGGCGCGACCCCAAGTTATTTGGGCTTTCGAGTTCGCCTGACCAACCTTGCAGGCACAATCCTTGCAACCGAAGAACCAGAACCAATGCCGTCACCATCAGACGGACAAATCGTCAACTTTCAATTCGTCACCACCTTCTCGGCTGGATCAACAGTTCTTGTCGCCACGGCGTACACAGGTTCAAACTCTGCGAGTCTTTACGGAGCAGCAACGGTTCGTCGCCAACTTATTGTTGAAGACCTCGGTCCTGCGTAATGCGAAAAAGCCTGATTCTATTGGTGTTTTTGACATCGCTTACCGCTTGCGCAGATCGTGAACGCCTTAACTGCCCACCAACAAAAAACAAAGCCTTGCGCGGCGTAACCGAAACAGTTGAAACAACCATTGCCCCGCTTTACGGCACAGGAGGAAAGTGCGTATGAAACTACGACCACGACTTTCTAACTCGGAAATAAAAGCAAGACTTGTGTTATTCATTGCAATCGGACTTGTTTTTGTATTTGTCTTTTCAATCATCGCAATGCTCATCAATCTTCTTTATGTCACCCAACCTGTTGAGATGTCTCAGATGGACTCAGAAACGTGGAAAACCCTGAATCCGCTACTTATGACTCTCGGGGGAGCCCTCGTGGGGGTCGTCGCGGCAAATAATCTTAAAGACAAAGAACCACCACAGGAACCGCCTGCACCATGAGCGTTCGTCCTTACCCTTATTACCCTTCTTGGGACGGCAAAGGTACACAACCCGTCACGGCAAAACTTGTTGAACTATGCGCAAAGCGTTGGGGAACCAAAAGCCTTGGAACATACGCCAACCGCCCAATGAGAAACAATGCCGGTCTTTCCGTACATGCAACGGGATACGCAGCTGACATTCAATACAAAGACGAAGCGCAAGCGCGCGAAATGTGGGACTGGTTCCTTGCCAACTCCAAATCACTCGGACTTTGCGAACTTCATTGGTACGCATACGGCGAATACGGCGCGGGCTACCGATGCTCTCGAGGCGAAGGCAAGACAGGTGTCAAGATCTACACCGCCGACGACAACGCAGGCTCATACGAAGGCAACCCAAATTGGCTTCATTTTGAAATGGCAAAGCAAACCGCAGAGGCATTTGAAGCCGCATGGCGGGCATTGCCCAAGCCTTAAATCGCCCGAAGAAATCACCCTCTTCGCGCTAGACCTCGGGACTGACTGTGTTTCCCTCATTGGTTCCGAGGTCGAATCCGCCAATCTGAC